TAAATAAGTGTATGAATCTATATGATTCAAACATTTTAAAGGAAAATTATCATGGCAGGATTTACACGTACTCACGGTGATGCACAACCGGTATTCGCAATTGACACACAAAATGGTCCAGTTTCTCCAGACGCATCTGCGAACGGTACGACTACCAACTTCGTTGGTCCAGCAATGGACTTCTTCGGTTTTGACTTAGGCGCGGCTCCTACAGCACAATTAGGTGTTGACGAAATGGTTGCACAAGTTTTAGTTTCTATCGAACAATTAGCTACAGTTATGATTTACTCTGTATCAGCTACATCTAACGTAACTAACATGAGTGTTGCTGTTTATCCAGTTGGCGCTTACACAGCGGCAGCTCTACAAACACAAATTCGTGCTTTAGGTACAGTTAACGGTTATGACCTATCTGGCGCAACTGTAACTAACGTTGGTTTCCGTCTAGCTTCTACAGCTACAAGCGCAAGCTAATCAGTTGTTTATCAACAAAGAAATCCGAGATTTATTCTCGGATTTTTTTTGCCTCTAAATATAGATATGAGTTTTACAATAAGTTGCTATACATTATTTGATATCACACAGACAGGTGTTATCAACCGTAGCCGACCTGGTCCAGAAGATGACCCGGAAGCGTGGCTACACAAGAGAAATACACAGTGCAACTTTGATACTATTATTCAAGCAGTATCATTGCGTTCTCAACCCGAAAACATTACAGTTCCAAACAGTTCTAAAATAACATTTCAAGAGTTTGAGAATTTTGGATTTTTGCTTGATGAAGACGAAAACCAAGAAGTAACTTGCTGGTCATTTGAATTTACAGTACAACACCCTAGTGTCTATTATGATGGCATATCAGAATTAGGATCATTGTACACAGATTGTGACCAAGTACCCATGATTAAGACAAATACAGCATGGGAGAAACTTCCTGCTTTCTTGGATTCATCAGACGAGTTAAGAAACATCTATTTTAAGGTTTTAAAAAATGATTGATGATGCTGAAATTGAGAGAAAATTTAACAAAATTATATCCTCTAGTGTAGTAGACGAGATAGAATCAATATCTATCCTTGAAGTTGACCCCAATATATTTGTTGTATTTGGTAAGTATCAAATGCACAAAAAATCAAAGAGCGAGATAATTGTTGCACCTATACATAGCGATCCTGTACATGCATTTACATCTATGCGCAATGCTATATGCTGGTGCATACACGATTTACGTGGGAAATACGTAGCGGCATCTAGAATAATTGCGTTAGATAGAAATATAGCAAGTGAAGAAGCACAGCTTGCGGTACATAGAAACCTGTTCAATAAAGCTAAAAACACGGATGACAAGTTGATTTATCTAGCAAAAATGAATGAGGATAAGTTTAAGCGCAGTTCAATGCATCGAGAACTAGAGGATTTAGTGAGCGAATCAGACTATTGGCAAAAGAATAAGTTCAGATTAAAAACCGCACATTACAACCAAAAGTGATAAATACTTTATATTAGTCTTTGGGACCACAACTATGAAATTAACAGATTTTGATAACAAACCAATCGCAAGCGCACAACGTGCCTTGAAAGAACATTATGGTACATCCATTGATGTTAGCCGCATGTCATACGCACAAGTTCGTAACATGCTAACTAAAGTACGTAATTTGATGAGCGAATCAAAAGCATCAAACAAATTCTACGAAAGTAAAGGCAACAGTTCATACATGAAACTAGTATTCATGGAACAAGCATTGAGCAAGCAATTTGCTTACCTAAGCGCACAACGTCCTCGTATCGTTACTGAGAATGAAGAAGTTGAAAAGTCACAAACTATTCTAGCCGCACAAGACATGGTTGATTCCATTCAGAAGATGGTTGAAGAAGTTTCTGACATGATTGTTAAAGAACTTCCAGCACTAGTTGATTCAGTTCAATCTGAAATTGGTGTTAATGAAAGCACATCATTCCAACAACAGGCTTCTGAAGCATTGACTTCATTACAAGCGGCTCTAACACAAAGCCAAACTACAATGAAGAATGCTGTTAATGGTATCACTGGTCAAGGCGGTTCTGAAGCATTTGACGCAGGTGGTGATGTTACTGCCGATATCGGTGGTGATTTTGGCGGCGACGAATTCGCTGACGTTGATGTAGAAGAACCTCTACCAGACGGTGGCGAAGAAGAAATAGACATGGACATCGAAGAACCTGAAGATTTGGGTTCAGTAGGCCGCGCAAAAAGATAATATGAGACTATTTGAGTTTGAGGCTAGTCCATTAGTAGTTAGGCTGGTTGCCGTAACCAGCCAACTATTAAGCACAATCGATGCCGGCAAAGTCAAACCAGACTGGACTGTTCCAGAACTCTTGCAATACTATAGAGACAATGATATCATTATTGATAAGTCAGACCTATACAACATGATTAAAAACCCACCCTTGAACAAATACATTACCAACATACAAGCTGATAATGTAGTGTTTAAGGGTCAAACTGAAGGAGGCGAACAAGCTCCTGACGAAAACAAAAAAGTTGTACAGCAGATGGCTAAATCAGCGATGAAATAATGAAAAAACTTATAGTATGTGGCTGCAGTTTCAGTGCAGTCAGCACACACGAACAACATAAAAACACATCATGGAGCGAACTCTTAGCTGATAAATTAGGCTGGGAGTTACAAAATATCGCACGCCAAGGTTGCTCTAATGGCGGCATCAGAATTCAAATCGATGAAGTAATCAGACAACGTCCTGACTTTGCTATCATTACACCAACATCATACGATAGAATTGAAATTCCTAATTTTCTAAAAGAGAAACGCAAGATAAGTGATTTCAATCCCTTCCAAAGAATAGTAGATTTAATATTAAGACCTACTGAATTTGGCGAAGAACAAGATGACAAGAAATCTTATTATCAACCGGCTGGATTAGACAATATAAACTACGGCGATAATCATTCTAGAATGATTGTAGAAACAATGCACAGTCTTGCAGGCAACTGGGCACATCCATATCGTAGAAATCAATCAGTGCCTGAAGATGTACAAAAAGCATTGCACATGTATATCAATCATTTATATGAAGCTAGATGGAAACGTCAACAAGATGAGTGGATTATTCGTGATGGGCTAGTGCAGTTAAAAGCACACAATATTCCATTTTTAGTTAACCCAGGATTTTCTGTATGGGAATCAGTTAACGATATTAAAACAGTGTTGGGTAATGTCTTGGATGAAAAATATCTGTTAGACGATGATTCGATAAATCCCTTTAACGTTTTCCTTACTGACCCACCAGACGGAGCAACGTCTGACAACCCATATGGTCCCAATGATCCTGGGTATCATACAAGTTATGAAGGTCAACAACTAATGGCAAACGGCTTTCATAAGATTATCAAGGAACGCTGGCAGCTATAAATATGTCTATGATAAGCATCACAGAAAAAGCCGCAAAGAAAGTTCAACAGACAATCGCTAAACGCGGTAAAGGCGTAGGAATCAGAATAGGTGTCAGAACGACAGGATGTTCTGGATTAGCCTACGTGCTTGAATATGTTGACAATCCAAACGAGACTGATATAAAAGTAGACTGCAATGGGTGTACTTTATATGTTGATCCGAAAAGTTGCCCATACGTTCAAGGTATGACAGTTGATTTTGTACGTAACGGATTGAACGAAGGTTTTGAATTTAGTAATCCCAACGAACGTGACCGTTGTGGCTGCGGGGAAAGTTTTAGGATTTAAATGTATCTTGCTACAGTAACATGTAATCGAGACTTCCAGCAAATGCTTTTACAAGCTGAAAGCATACAACGTTTTCTAAGTCCTTGCAAGCATGTAATCATCGTCAACGAATCTTATCCTGATTTAGAATTTTGGAATAGATGGCTTCAGCCCTACTATACTAATCATGAATTAGTTATTAGAGGTAGAATTGATTATGCATTTCCTTCATCATCCATTGGTACTAGAGACCACTACGGTGAAGTAGATTCAGCTAGTAATGGATGGAGGACACAACAACTTCAAAAAATGTTACTAGCATATGAGTACGAAGATGACTACTTACTGTTAGATTCAAAAAACTTCTTCATCAAACCAACTGACATACATGAATGGGATGATACTATAGGCAGTGGTTCATATAATGGATTCGGTGCAATAAATGCATTTGTGGGAAGTTTCAAACATTATGCAAAATTGTTCGGTAAAGAGATTGAGAATTACATAGGACCATTTACACCCTTCAAGGTTAAACGAGAGCCATTAGTAACTAGATGCACGTTCGGAGAGTTAGGCTATAAGTTGTTTTACCCTGAATATTTTGGTGCACCGGCATCAGAAGGAATATTTTATTCTTTCATTGTGGCAGATGAAATACAGAAAAGAGTAGGAATACCCTTTGTAAAAAGCGCAACGATATGGGGAATGGATAAGGATCAACTATATCGATTGTTATTCGATATGAATTCTGATTCAAAATATAAAGTTGCTGCCATACATAGAGAGATTTTATCAACTATGACCGAAAAGGACATGAAAGTCATCGAACTGTGGTTAAACTCAACTTCATCATTGGGTCTGGGGTTTAAAAACAAAATATACCCTATGCCAAGAGATTCACATATATGACCACTATATATGTTTTAGGGGATAGTTTTAGTGCAGGCGCAGAATTAGAAGATACGACATTTCTATCATTTCATTCATACGCTCCCAAAAATACTACTGAATATTTTAAATGGATAAGCAGTAAAGATTATCAAAATGAACTATCAGCTAGACCCAATTATGTTAAGTTTTTTGCTGAATTAGAAAGAGCATGGCCTGCTAAACTAGCAGAACGTGCAGGCGTCACGGTTATAAACAAGTCGTTCGGTGGCTCTAGTCCTGCAATGTGGAAAGCCAAAGTGTTGCACGATTTCATTCAGTATAGTGAAACCAATACGACCATAGATATAGCAATTATACAAATTAGTGATTATAATAGAACATGCCTGTATACCACAAGTGAACATAATACAATTAAATATGTCAATTTGAGTACTCATCATTTAACGTATGGCACTACGGAAGAAAAATCATTCATGAAACATAGAATGATGATACAAGATGACTTGGGTGATTTGTATAATTTTCTATTAGACCTAGCAAATATTAAAATGACATTAATCATGTATGGTGTTAAGACTATCAAGTTTATAGGATCTAATTCTCATAGTTTTTTTACTGAACAAGCCATTGCGCATCAAAAAATAGATGAAATATCTAAACTTATAAAATTTTTAGAACTTGATTTCTTTAATATGTATTATATGATAGATGATGCAGAAAAGTTACCCGGTGGACATGTATCAGAAAAAGACCACGAAAAAACAGCACACTATATGAAAAGTTTATTAAATTTATGATTTTAGAAAAATTCAAATACGAACCCGTAAAACGAATTGATACTCCTGAGGGGCGTAGATATGCTACACCCGATGGTGAAAAATTACCCAGCGTAACAACAATCTTAGATGCTACCAAAAGTGAAGAATCTAAAAAAGCGTTATCTGATTGGCGCAAAAGAATGGGTGCTCAAAAAGCAAAAGAAATCACCACAGAGGCTGCGGGACGAGGAACTCGTATGCACAAGTGGATTGAAGATTACATCAAAACAGGAGAAATAGGTGAGCCCGGAAGCAATCCATATAGCAAGCAAAGCCATCAAATGGCAGACTCTATCATTAGACAAGGTCTCGTTAACTGTAGTGAATTTTGGGGAACAGAAGTTCCTCTCTACTTTCCTAAAGTATATGCCGGAACAACTGACTTGGTTGGCGTTCACAGTGGTAGCCCAGCTATCATGGATCACAAACAAGCTAATAAACTAAAGAAAAAAGAGTGGATTAGTGACTATTTTGTGCAGTTAGCAGCCTACGCTAATGCTCATAATGAACTACACGGTACAGACATTCGTAAGGGTGTTATTTTCATGTGTACTGCTGACAATATCTACCAAGAATTCATCATTGAGGGTGCTGAATTCGACCATTGGTCTAACGAATGGTTCAAACGGGTAGAAAAATACTACATGCAATTCTTGTAATGGTTTAAGATAAATAAGTGTAAATCTGTAAAGAATTACACTTATGGCCATTATACAAATATCAAAAATACAACAACGTTCAGGTAATCTAGTAGATTTACCACAGCTTGATGAAGCACAGTTCGGCTGGGCAAGTGATGCTAAACGCTTGTTTATTGGTAAAACAACACCAAACGAAAACATTGAAGTATTAACTTCATATTCCAACATCAGTTTCAGCCAAATTGATGGTTCTGATGGCGGGAACTTCAATATTAATGGTCCTACCAATGGATCAGTATTAACTTATGTTGATACAACTAATACATGGGAAAACTGGCCAAGTGCCAATATTCTAGATGCAAATGCTAGTTTCAAGTTAAACTTGGGGGATGCTGGTAATATTAATATTGCTGGTGGTGCTACTGGTTATGTTTTAGAAACAGACGGTGTAGGAAACTTAGCATGGACAAGCAAAGGAACATTGCGTACAACCATCGTTAATTTAGTACGTGATGCTGGAAATGCAAACATCATTGTAATGCGAGTGGCAGCTACTACCCCATATGTAAACGGCTTGGGAGTTACTATCAGTGGTGCAAATGCAACTAATGCGAACTCAATAGTAAACGGCGAAACACTATACGTTAAAGTATCTGATGATTTCCCAACATCAGGTAATGTAACTTTATATACTGACGCAGGATTAACCACTCCAACTGATGGCACAAACTTAGGTGCGTACACTGCAAACTCAGGTATTGCTACTGCGTTGATTAGTGGTAGCGGTGTATCTAATGCAGGTGGTTCAGTAAACACAATTCAGTTTAATAACTCAGGTGTTCTTGATGGTTCTGCTAACTTTACATTAACTGGCGGAAACTTAGTAACATTATCCGGTAACTTTGTTGCTAGCAACGTATCCGGTGGTAATCTAGTTACTGCTAACTTCTTTGCCGGCACATTAACAACAGCCGCACAACCTAACATTACAAGTACAGGTACTCTTGCAAGTTTAAGTGTAACTGGTAATGCTAACGTAGGTAACTTGAATACTGCAGGTAACGTAATTGCTTCACAAGTAACAGCAAACTCAAACGGTACTGGTAACAACTTTAAAGTTGGTGACGATGCATATATCGGCGACATCAACGTAGTCAACACAATGGTTGTCAAAGGACAACAAGATGGTGCACAGGGTTATATCGTATTCGGTAACACTAACAGTACCAGCTACATTGGTCGTAATGGATCAAACGCAATAACAGTAACTGGCGCATTCAGTGTTACTGGTAATGCTAACGTTGGTAATATCGGTGCTACTAACATCGTAGGTACACTAAGTACAGCCGCACAACCTAATATTACTAGCACCGGTACATTAGCTGGTTTAGTAGTCAGCGGTGCAATCACTCCTAGCGCAAACATTACATACGATTTAGGTAATAACACTAATCGTTTTAAAGATTTGTATTTGTCAAACAGTACAATCTATCTCGGTAGTCAAACGATTAGCGCAAACGCTACTTCTGTTTCTATCTCAGGTAATATCGTAGGTAACATTACAGGCACTATAACAGGTGCCGCTACAACAGCAGGTACAGTAACAACTGCGGCACAACCAAACATCACAAGTACTGGTACATTAGCAAGTTTAAGTGTTTCCGGTAATGCAAATATTGGCAACATAGGTACAGCTGGTTTAGTTACTGCTACAGGAAACATTACCGGTGGCAACTTAGTAACAGGTGGTGTTGTAAGTGCATCAGGTAATGCGACAGTTCTTGGCATTAAGACAGATAATTATTACTACGCTAACGGAGTTGCAATTAGTTTTGCAGGATCATACACAAATAGTAACGTAGCAACATTCTTAGCAAGTTACGGTAGTAATACTATTTCAACTACCGGTAACATCACTGGTGGTAATGTAATAACAAGTAAGTATCTAATTAATTCAATACAAACTGGTATTAGTGCCGCAGGTTCAACACAAGGTACAGGTACTGCATTAGGAAATACAGTTAATATTGTAAGTACAGTCGCATCGGGTGCAGGTGTTGTATTGCCAACAGCAGTAGCAGGTATGACAGTGTACATCACTAATACTAGCGCAAACAGTTTATTAGTTTACCCCGCGACAGGTGCAGTTATCAATGAGTTGTCAACTAACGTTGGCTACTCACAAGCAACAAAAGCAACGATACATTACGTTGCCGCATCATCTACACAATGGTATAGTGTAGGGGCAACATACGCATAATATAATATGGCATCAATCACCATCTCTGTTCAAAGTTTATTAAACGCCGCATTGTACGATAGTTACACACTAGATGATTCTAGTACAGTCGGTGATTTAATGGACCTTATACAAACTGAAACAGGAGTTAATCCTGATTGGTATGTTCTATCGTACAACGATGTTTTACTAGATGTTCCAGTTGCACCATTGACAGACTATTCAATAGTAAATGGTTCAGTACTACGTTCAGGTAATATTATCGCAACACTAGCAACATTACAAGATAGACAACTCGCTAAATTAAATCTTGCCGTACTTGACCGAACTTACGTAAGTAATCCATATAATACATACGATATTAACTTATTACCATCACAGTACATAGGTAATACTTCAACGCCAAATGACCACCCTGATGGATTAGTTGAAGGTCGTCCATGGGTTATAACCGGCATAACATTTGATTTCAGTGCATTTGGTTCCCCACCGTATGCAGGAGGAAATCAAATTGAAGATCCGACTGGAACTTTCAATCCAACTACAGGATTTACAATCAATGATGGTGGCGCCGGATCAGGTGTAGCATTTAATACATTGACAACTGAACAACAAACATCCTTTAGTAACAGTGCTTACAAAGACGGATATGTTTGGAATGTATCATGGGGTCCAGGAAGTACATATGCTAGTACTCCAGTAGCATTGTATTATGAAAGGTTCGGACCTGGCTCATTAGTATTCTGGATATTAGATCCATCAGACTTAACATATAGTACTCCGGTACCTAGCGGCACATTTAACTTCCCTGCATTGTTTGTAGAGGGTACTACTCCAACTAGTTTTGCAAATTAAGGAATAATCATGGCAACTCAGCAACCACAACCCGGCACTCCAGAATTCTGGGAGTGGGTTAAGAAAAATAAGCCCAATTGATAAATATATAATACACTCGCATGAGGTGAGTTTATGCAGTAACCCACTGCGTAGCGGCTAGAACCCGCACATAACATAAAAGGAAAAACAAATGGGAAATGCTCTAAAAATTAGAAAATATCAGGATGGTCAAGTCGTAGACGATGGTTATCCAAACGATGGAACAACCGACAATGGTTATAATGCCGACAATCCTGGTATTGTAGGTGGCGTCTATGAAAATAGCGATATGATTCAATGTCAAGCAAGTATTCTTGTTAAGGGTACTGGCACAATTTCAGCAAGCACAGCAAGTACAACAGTTACTGGTACAAACACAAGTTTTACTACTGACGCATTAAACGGTGGCGATACACAACTTTGGGTTAGTGATGGTCAAGGCGGTTATAATAGCGTCGGCACTTATGCCACTACAACTGATGCTGGTGAATTAGAATTAGGTGATCCAGCAAATATTGATGTAACAGATAGCGCATGGTACTATACACTAGTAACTAATGCCGCTTCTATCGTTCGTCAAAAGGGTTCCAGAACATTCTTAGTTGCCGCTACTAACAGCGCAATTCAAGATGAATCTATTGCCGCAGGTCAAGCATATATGATTGCTAGTGTAGACAATACTAATTGGGTAGCACTAGGTGCTGATGCAACAGCAGGTCAATACGACATTTTCACTGCAACAGTAGATGGTACAGGTCTTGCTACAAATGGTACAGCATGGCCGGTTGGTCAATGCTTGTTAGTTGATGACAGCAATCCAACTGGTATAAATCAAATGAGTGTTGCTATCTTTGATAACGGCGATACATATTATGCAAGTCGTTTGAAGAACAAGTTCAGTACGAACTTTGCTGAAGTGTACACAAATGCTAACCCTGGTGTAACATACTCTGCTACATTCTTCAACAACAGTGGTAATACATTACCTAACCCAGCGGCTCCTGGTGACTTAGTTTACACTGAAGCTGGTACAGAAAACTGGTGTTAATATTGATTTAAATCAACAAACACTTAAAAGAAAAAGCGGCGCAAGCCGCTTTTCCATTAAATATGTCTATGATTACATATAGAAACCCAAACACATTAGGTCATCTTAAAGAAGATTGGATTGAAACATATCGCAGTTTCAGCAACAACAGCTATTACGATCCTAACTATATTCACTTTAGTGATTTAGAAGTTATCAACGATGATAGAGTACAACCTAGAAATTGTGTACCCATTCATCAACATTGTGATATGGAAATCTTAGGGTACATCATCGACGGTCCTTGCTATCACAATGACAACTTACACAACTACGGGGAAGTACCTAGCGGATGTGTTCAGCGTATGAGTAGTGGTACAGGTATTTGGCACACTGAAGGTAATCTATCAGATAAGCCTATTCGTTATCTACAGATTTGGCTACGCCCCAATAAACATAACTTCCCACCTCAATATGATGTAATGCAGTTTACCCGTGAAGATAAACTAGACAAGTTCTGCCCTATTGCTAGTAACACTGGACCTATACATATTAATAGTGATGCTAAAGTGTTTGCTGGGATCTTTACAAAGAATCACACACTACATTTGAACCCCAATCGTAAATATTATATGTATATTATTTCAGGAACTGCTACAATCAATGGCATTGATAGTCAAACTCTAGGTGGTTTTGCGATTGAAAATGAAACTATTATTGAGATAACCAACCCAACTGATTCTGAGATATTGCTTTTCGACCTTCGTTGATAAATATATAATACGCTCTTAATTCTGAGAGTTTATGCGGTCCCCGCCGCGTAGTGGAATAGAACCCACACATCAACTAAGGAGAAAACAAATGGGACGCCCTTTAAAAATCGCTAAAGCTCAAGCGATACTAACAATCACCGGTACAACTGCTGCCACAAGCGCAGTTACGGTCTCTCAAAACTTAAACACATTGGTTATTCTACGTGGTATGCAGTTTGTTACTGCTTCTAGTGTAGGCGGATTATCTGCAAACACTGTATACTGGGTATTGAATGTGATTGACGCAAACAATTTTACTGTCTCTGCTACATCACCCGATGCAAACACAACAAGCACACCAGTTACATTGTCTGATACTACAAGCCAAACAGTTTCCGCATCAGTTAACGTTGTTGATGCTTATTTCAATAATCCAGTAAGTGGTGCAGGCTTCCCTACTACAAATGCTAACACATACAGCGTAGTCGGTGGCAACACAGCTATTGTTGGACCACAAGTTCTATGTAATGTTGCAATTGGTCAAACTGGTGTAGGTACTGTTTTTGCTAGCACAAGCAGTAACGTAGTTACAGGTTTAGGTACTAATTTCGCAAACGTCCCATCTGGTACAAACATGTACGCACTATGGGGCAACGATCCAACTAACCCTCACTTATTAGGAACAACAAGTGCTAGTGGTAGCAATGTACTAGTAGGTCTTGCTAACACAAGTGCGACAGGTAACATCATTGGTGTAGACGTTGGTTCTAACGCACAAGTTCTAGTTTCAGGTGGTCCAGTTACGTTTGATGTAACTGCAGGTGGTATTGTAGCAGGTAAACAATACTTTGTTAATGTTATCGCAAACGCGGCAGCATTTACTATAGCCGCATACCCAGGTGGTCCTAACGTGGCATTGTCCACAGTAGCATCTGTTGCGGGCAATGCAGGACAACAACAAATTGTATTAGATGCGGTATCTGCTAATAATGCAACTGGTGCTGATGGTTACGGTGATCCATTCGTGTATGCAACGTTAGAAGATGGTTATATTGTTCGTCAAAAAGGCAAGCAAAAATATCTTGTACAAGGTTTAACAACTGGTTTGTTAGGTCCTTGCTACACAGCAAACGTTGCAAACACAGCATTGTTACCTAACACAATGACTATTACAGCAACTTATGCGAATGCAGACACAGTTAGTGTACAGTCTCTAAGCGACCATACAACAGAATTGTTTACATCAACATCCGGTGTAACAGCTATTCAAACTGACAATATTAATAATGCTTCTCCGGCATATGCAACATTCAACACAGCATATGATGCTAATACGTATAGTGGTCAACCTTACCCAATCGTAACTATTGATAACGCATAATCATGATGACGAATAGAGCAATTAAGATGCCGACTAAAAAGACTGAAACAGACGTTGCAGTACTTCAAGTGCAAGTGCAGAATATCACTGATGATATCAGCGAAATAAAATCTGATATCAAAGATGTGAATGCCAGTATCGCTAAGAACAATGAAGATACACACTCGTTTCTTAAAGAAATGAAAGAAGCGAGTGCTAATGCTCATAAGAAGATGGATGAAAAAATCACCGCTTTAGAAAAATGGCGATGGATGATGATGGGAGCAGGTATAGTTCTCGGTACACTGGGATACGACACAGTAGCAAAACTACTAAGATAAAAAAGGGGACTTAGGTCCCCTTTTCTGTTAATGTCTTTAATTTTTCTTGTACAATATCAAAGTTAACCGTATTGAATAAGCCAGGATGTAATGGCTTGGGATATTGATTATCACCTACCCATGCATACCCACAATGCTCATCGTTTAGTACAGGGGTAAACTCTTTGTCAACTTCACAAAAGAATGTGTGATACGTGAATGAATGGTTCACGAATTTCTGAATAGGTATTAGTTTAGCTTTCTTAGGGAAGTATCCAATTTCTTCCATACATTCACGCTCAACACCTTCCATGAGTGTCTCATCATTTTCTACTTTACCGCCCGGAATACCCCAGTTGCCTGGGTTCTTGCGGTCTGTTCGTAATAGATAAAGATAGCGTTCAGTGCTTTTGGAATAAAAGAAAACGCCAGCAGAAATGTTGTTCATATAATGATTTATCTTAATTAAATCACTATAGAATAATCTCCCTGCCCATACCATCCTTCATATGATTTCATCCATACTCCGTCAGGTGTATAGCGATATTGAATACTTGTTGTTAGGTTAGTAACATACTCAACTGTAGTTGCTGATTGACTGTCAAAACTTACATACCATTCACCAGTGTCTGCGTTGTATTCTACGATATCATTTGCATTCGCAATCAAGTTACCCCACGCTACAGTAGGGCTACCTTCACTGCCAATTGATTCTACTAATAGATATCTTACACCATTGATTGGTCCAGGTAAGCCTGCGTTAGGTCCTGAAATTAATGGGTTCACTACACTATTCACCGGGTCTAATGTGTTCTGTGGTAATGTATCTGGGTCGATATCATATATCAATAGCCTGTCATCATTTGGATCTACGACAAAAGTACCTACAATTTCTGTGTCCATGAATTCATTCTGTAACCATATTTGACTGATTCCAGGACGAACAGTGCCATAGACGTTTAGCAAACTTGTCCAATACAAACTAGTGTCAGGTGGAGATGGATAATTCAAATCAACATTACTAGTGAATGGTGCATTGTTAGCAGGTAACAATTGCAACCTATTACCCATTAACAATACTTTGTATCCATATGGAGTAATCTTCTGACGAGTACCTAGTAATAAGTCATCGTTTTGAATATCTTGTAACGCAGTGCCTTTGAAAATACTTGCCATAACTTTTTCGATAACACCCATCTTCTTTAGTTTGGCTGCTGTACTTAACCAGATAGGCATGTAGAATTTCCATGTCATAACATCAATGGGATTCGCAGTACCTTGCGGAATAGTACGACTACTGAATGTTAACCCATCTTGATATACAACACTCAAGCTCGTCCAGTCAATAAAGTTATCAGTGCTTTGAATTTCCATCGATGGATTGAATAGTGTACCTAGCTGTTCAATCAGTTCTAATTTTTGTTGATAGTTGGTAGTCCAGAAATCTACAGTAACACGTAACGTATAGGGGACAGGCATTAATCGTTCAACTGTAAATGCTTGCCCTTGTACTTGTTCATATTGTCCTGTCTCACTGTTAAACGTTCGTTGACGTACATTGATTCTATCAACGTATGTAGGGTCTTGTGTACGTTTCTGGTCGTATTCTAATCCACTAATATAGTATGTAATCAATGGAGCACTTGGCAAGTTACTTGCACTGTTGTTAGCAATGATAGTACTTGCTTGGCGACTACTATCACCGTACATAATAGGTACACGAACTAGTATCTCATTACCTGCAGGATCTTTGCCTTTAGTAACTTCCCAGTTACTAAAAATTTTTGCAAACTGAATTAAGAATCTGCGTATCTGATTGTCGTAAAAAAATTGTGCCATGTGTTATGCTACCGGTGGTAAGGGATCTGGTGCGATTGTCAACATAGTTGACAATGCTTGACGTTGTGGTACATATGTACCATCTGTTAGTCTTGTTTGTGCGTTATCGTTGATGAAGCTATTCAACTCAGATTGGTTGTTTGCATTAGCAAATCCTGTTTCTGTTCTGACTTTCTCACTGATTCTCACCCATAGTTGACCGTCCCAGCGATATAATATTTGAGGAAGATAATCAATGCGTAAGAAATAGTCGCCAACTTGTGGGTTCTGAGGGAAACTAATACCAGCACCTGTTGGATATCCATTTGGTGCTTGACCATCACCTGTTAAATAGCCTGCCGTATAGCCGAAACTTCTAGGAGCCGCTCTAGCAATGAATTGATATCTAGGATCACAGTCTGCACGATAGTCCATTGTGTTAGGACCGTATGGCTCTGTACCTGTAAAGTTTGGTGCTTCTGGGTTCTGGTCAGCAGTAGCATACATGTTATCAGCAGTACCATATGGTCCTGTGATAGTCATCATACTATCAACTGTTAAAACTATTTCACGTTCAACTGAACCTGAGCCACCTGAAGTCATTTCAGGCGCTACTTGCATTGTAGACAATAACAATGTAGCATTAGGAGTAGGGGTAGCACCAGGGATACCCGGGAACGCTACGTCTAAAATCTGATTCCAAATGATACCAACTGTCGCAGCCGGTATACGTAAGTATGGACTATCATTGACGAATTGTGTGCTAGTGTAGATTTCTACTACCGGAGCAGGTGCACCGTTCTCGGCAGCACTAGTAACAACGTTAATTGGTGGAGCAGGTTGATTGTATTTACCTGACAATACACCATCTTGACTGAACTCACCATATGTAGGTACAATATACAAATTGCTATTATCATAACCAGACTTAGGTAGTAAGCGTTTAGCTTCTTCAAGGTTAGCATTGTTAATTGCAATGTTTTGATTATATGTAGAAAGAATATCTTTAAGATTCTGTTCTTCAGTTAATCTCCAATAATCGCTGTTAGGTGGATTAGTACCTGCAGGAACGTCAGTAATAGAAATATAATTCTTGTCGCCGTAACTAATAATATACCCCTCTGGATATGGTTTAGTAGTATCCCATACACCTAGATAATTATCTTGGTTAATAGGCTCTTGTAATATCTGACTAAATTCTTCACTATCAACTAATGGTTCACATTTAATACGCCATAAATGAGGGAACCAAGTTTGACTGAAACCCTCACTTGCAAAGTTTGCATCGGTAATCTGATAGAAACGTTTCAATGCAACAGGGATAGTTTCTTTTAATGGATTATAGTCTAGTAAGTGAGGTAATTCTAATACGTCACCGACCATTAATTTACGACCTACAATATCAATCATGTCGTTATAATGAACTGTGATGAACACAATATCATTATTTAAAAACAATCCAAATTGGCTTAAATCAAAGTCTAAATTCTGTACATTATAATGACCACGTAATCTATAGATATTTGGGTCATATGTTCTATCTCTGTTTTCGAGGAATAACAAGTCCTGAATATTTGTAGGACTCATTGTTTCATATTGAGGTTGTGTATAATCAATACTAGGGCCTTGGTCAGTAGGACCCAAATACTTGTGAATGTATAAATCCGTGCCGCCGACACGCAATTGCTCTGATATTGTTCTATCAAAGAATCGATAATCATTCTGTTTATTTGGGCGGTATAATGACAGTTTTGGCATACATGTATTTATCGAAGAAGGTTGACAATAAATATGGACTATGTTATACTTGATAAATCATTGTAAAGGAGTGCCTCATGGCTACACGTAAGCGCAACACAGAAGACCATTCTCAAGTTAAAGCACTTAACCCAAAAAATCCAGACACAAAATATATGGGTGACGAGCCGTTGTTTGTCATTCAACCTGACCCAGAATCTAGAACCAGCACACTTGCATACAGTTTTGGTTGGTATAACTGGTTCTATGGAAAGAAAGATGCTAAGGAACTAATGTGTCAGTTCCTAGATTTCACTAATCGAACTCAAGAAGCCAAAACAATGCGCAAAGTTGCGGATAATGAGTTTGTTAACACATATTGCTGGCTTGCACGTATGAAATTACGCGGTCTTGAATTGACCGAGCATGAAGAAGCAAAGTTTGAAAATGAAATTAGCCGCTTAATTAAAGCATATACAAGTCCCGAAGTCAAAGAATCGTTGACCTCTACTGCAAAAGTAGAAGTTGAAACTATTGCACGTCCCAATATTCAAGATATTTTGCGTGAAAAAGCAAAAGATGCCGCAGGCGAACTTGAAGCTGTATTTGATTCATTCGTTGAAAATGGTAAAGCAAGCGACAAGACAATGGATGTTGTTGCACGTTTTAATGTTATGCCACAACATATCAGTTTGATTACTGAAATCTGGAAGCGCAAGCAAAACGAATTTGCAGAACTGCAAGAAGGCAAAGACAAACAACTAGTAGAAGGTTATGGTCACCTTACTAAGATTCAAATTCGAAACATTGTAAAATACATCGATACTGTATTGACAGACCTAAATGCTTACATTAGCGTCAAGAAAGCTAGCAAAGCACCTCGGGCACGTAAAGCTGTCCCTGTCGAGAAACTAGTGGCTAAACTCAAGTACATGAAAACATTCAAAGATGTTGCCAGTAAACTTGATTTAGTGTCTATCAGTCCTGTAAAATTGCATGGTGCAAGCGAAGCGTGGGTCTATGATACAGCAAAGCGCAAACTGCATCACTATATTGCCGATGAATATTCAAAGGCATTTACTGTAAAAGGTAATACGATTCTTGGATTTGACACAGGAAAATCTGAGATTAAAACATTGCGTAAACCCGCAGAACAAATCAAAGAAGTCATGGGTTCAAAGCCCGCGGCTCGCAAATTCTTTGATTCAATCAAAGCTGTTGCAACTACTCCTAACGGTCGTTTCAACGAAAACCTAATTATTTTGAAAGCATTTTAATGAGCAATATCGATTTAAACAAATACAAAGACTTTGTAGAAGCTGTAACCAGCAAAGCAAGCAATGACTTGACTACATTTCATAATCGTCTTGACGATTTAGATAGCAACTATGATCCAAAGACTGGTGTAACTGGTCCTGATATCAACGTACCACTATTGCTTACAGCATGTCTAGGGCTTGCGGCTGAAGGTGGTGAGTTTATCGAAGTGCCCAAGAAAATCTTTTTCCAAGGCAAACCATTGACTGACGCTGAGGTCTTTCACTTGAAACGTGA